GTCAGTAACCACAGCAATGTCACACTCCGCCAGCATCTTCTCCGCATCCTTGAGCATATAAGCTTTAATCTTCAGCGACTTCACGTTGTACAGACCCCTCGTGTGCACATCAGTCAGAGCCATAGTCTCCACACCGTTGCCGTCCTGCCACACCACGTCAGCCATATATTTCACGTCGCTGCTGCTCAGCAGCTCTGTCGTATTGCCCACACGCTTCACCGTCTCAGCCTCGATAGCCTCCGGAGTCGTCGACCGTGTAGCCGTATGCCTTACAATGCACTGGCAGCTCGGCACGACAGAGTACATCACCACATACGGCTCCACGATGTTGTCCACGCTGTCCGTGAACAGCTTGAACCTCCGCGCATTCAGCAGCACCTGCTCCGGCGTAATCACACACGTCACCTCCTTCCACTGATACGGATTCCTGATAGGCTCCCCCGTGCTGTCCTTAGCGCCAGTCTCCCACAGCGCACCGATTTGGTGATACATAGTGATAGCAGGAGCATTATCTGTAGCATTATCTGTAGCATTATCCTCAGTCGAAGTCGACAGCTTGATCACATTGCCGTGGCTCTTCCATCTTATCTGGTCGCCCACCTGCACAATCACATCGCCCTCGGCAGGAGCATCCGGCTCGCCGCCGTTCACAGCCTCATAACCGTAGAACGCCCTCTGCGCAATCACGTTGCCCCCGTCGTCAGTAGTCCTGCCCTTCTCCTGCTTTGCAAACAGCTCAGCCATCGACACCAGCTCGCCGTCATACACCGTAGCCACAGCCACACCGCCCCAGCGCAGCACCCTGCCCGTCTCGTCAGCCAGCACACGCACACCACGGTTCGGCAGCATAGCCTCGCCGCCCACAAACTCCCGCACGTTCGACAGAATCACATAGTCATACAGCTTCGAGTCCTCAAGCACCTCCTGACCCACACCAATCACCATGCGCCAGTAGTAGCGGTTCTGCAGCCTCTCCGACTCGACATCCTTCACGTTGAACGTCTGGCACAGAGCCATCATGCCCACATGCCACCAGTTCATAGTCCTCGTAGTGCCGTCATCAGCCAGAGCGTAGCACTTGTAAGCAATCACCTTCTTGCCCGCAGCGTCAAACACATAAGTCACCTTAGCAATCGTCGACCCCGCATTCGAGAAGACGGTAGTGCCACCCGAATACGACACCTTGCGCACCTCCGCACTCGCCGCAAAAAACTTAGCGCGCGCCACGAGATAATCCACGTACATGTGGCTCTTGCCGTCAGCACCCATGTACAGGTCGAAGCCCTGAGCGCCAACCATAACGCGGTCGGCAGGCGTAGACTTGGCGTCATGCACACGGTCCACCACAACGTCGCTCAGCACAGCCCCGCCCTTAGCGTCAAGCCCCATGTCGCCGTCGCCCAGCTTCAGGCCCTCCATAAAGCGTATCACCTTCTGCGCCGTGTCCGCAATATCCTTGCGCAGAAAGTTGCCGCCGGCATTCTCCACACGCCCCAGCAGCGACAGCAGCGCATTGCCTATGCGCTGAGCAGTATTGGCATGAGTGCGACGCTCGTCACGTATGCCCTCAAGCTCTTTTTTTATAACATCATTATCTGTAGCCATATTTTTACATTTGAGAAACACTCCTGTCTATATTGTTCCGTCCGCCCCCGAAGAGCTGCCACAAGAACGACGACACCAGTCCCTGATAAGTCTGCCCGTAATAGGCAGCCTCGAACTCATTGAGGCGGTGCAAGGAGTACATATATTTTTTACTGAACCAGTCACGTTTCTGTCGGTGGTGAGGGTTAGTCTTCCAGTCCTTCAGAAACTTCAAGTCGCCACCGTTGCCACGGCTGTAGCCGTTGCCCACGCCACGAGCCACGTATATGCCGTATTCTAAGAACCGGTGCTCAATCGTAGTCACCGGACCCGGATGCACCACGCCCTGCACCGAACGCGAGAGAGCCCCCGTATCGTAGACCGGCGGAGCAAACTGCAGCATCTTCTCCTGCCACATCTTCACCATAAAGTCGCTCCACCCCTGCACCCATTTCGAGTGTTCAGCCTCCGACATGTTATTTAACCCACTCCGCTCTGTCATAACTGATATCAATAGGTTGCTCGTTGCGTATCATGAAGTACAGCCCCGTCACGCCGTTGTAAGAATATCGGGGCAACTCGTTAGAGTAGACGTTGTGCAGGTCGAGGAACGTAAGGCGCTCATCGCCGAGTTCTTCTCGATCGTGAAGCAGTCGGGAGTGGAACTGCCGGAACAGAGTGCGACACATATTGAGCTTAGCTTCGCGGTCTATCATGTCATCAGCACGATAGCCAGCGAGAATGAACACCGTGTACACGTCACGACGGAAGAAGCCGACCCCATTGCTGAAGGTCTGCTGCGAGGTAGTATCGTCGACCATGATGAAGTTGCGATGCTTCTTGAAGCCCTGCATAACGCCATCGATGGAGTCAGGGCCGGAGCAGAGGCACGGATGGAAGCCTTGCTCAGAAGCGAGTCGGTTGTCAGCAGCCAGCTGAGTGAAATAGTCGAGAGCAGGAAAGAGGTCTTTCATAATGTGGAATGTTGAGTGTTGAGTGTTAAGTGTTGGGGTATTTGCGCCGGAACTCTTCAGCCTGCTTCGCTTTAGCGTCAAGCTCCGTCAGAGCGCGCCAGCAGTCTACAGCCTTCACAGCAGCCTCTTTGGTCACGTCGCCGTCAGTCAGAGCACGCAGCTGGATGTTGATGCTCTCAATAACCGAGAGGTCAGAAATATCATCGTCGCCTTTTGACTTGCGGAACAGGTTAGGGAAAGCGTAGGACATGACATATTTAATATGCCCGAACCACGCCAGCACACCCACACGCTCCGCAGCAGTCAGCGTCAGCTCCGCAGGGCGCGAGCCGTCAGCACGCCGGTAGAGAAACGAGGCGAGAATGTCAATCTGGTCCTCGTCACGGTTCATCAAAAACCGCTGATATCTCTGCTCCATGCACAGATATTCATGGAAGCTCACGATGCGCCCCGTATCAGCGTCTTCTTGAAGGAGAGCGTTGACAGCCTTAAGACCCTGCACAACCTCCAACCGATTGTCCATCGTCTCCAAGCTGTCAACAAACTGCAGCTGCCCTATGAATGAATGTATCTGCCACGGCTTCAGATAAAACACCCTGCCGCCCTTCGAGCACTTCCACCCCCAGCGGTTTTTCTCGATTAAATATATACCCGCAAATCTTACGAAACAATAGGTTTTTACAACCACCGGGTCGGCGAAAGTAGCCAGAAGAAATAGCACGTAGCGCAGCTGCTCTTGAGTCAGTTCACGCCACGAAGTAGGACAGCTTAATTCCATAATGTTGAATGTTGAGTGTTGAATGTTGAGTTAGCCGTTAAAGAGAAAAGCCGTCGACTCCTTCTTGTTGCCGAACGTCTCCACGTGAGCAGCCTTGTACGCATCGCTCCCGTGATACAGCGCATACACCTCGCCGTTGCCCTCCAGCTCACGCTCCATACGGCGCCACAGAGCCGTGCCCCGCACGTCCTCGCTGCTCGCAGCGGCACGGTCTGTCAAGTCGCACGTCAGCTGCAGCGCAGTCGTATAAGCCGTCAGCCGGTCGTGGTCGTCACGACGGTAAGCGTCCAGCAAGTCGTCCGTCTGCTCGTCGCCGAAGCGCACACGCAGCAGCTCGTCTGTACGCTGGATAACCGGCTGCATGTTCTGCCAGTCTTTATACGAGTAAGCCCCCGAGCTCGCCGACGCAAAGAAGAAGTAATGATCTGTATAAGCGTAGCGTATCGCACGTACAGCCTTCGCCGTGCAGCCCCACTCATTAGAGCGCAGCAGATGCACCGTCATGGCACGCGCCCGGCACAGAGCCGTGCGCAGCTGTGCCTCAAGCGCATCGACACGCTGCTTGCTCGCAGGCGACACCGTGTCGTTGCTCACTATGCCGAAGCCCGTAGGCGTAAGCACCAGGTCCAGCTGGCGCAGCACCTGGAGAAAACCGCCTATGCACACCATCATCTTAAAGTAACGCTTTAAGGCAGTGCCCTCCTCAGCAGCCATAACCTGCTGAATGCCAACATCGCCAAGCAGTGAGATGCAGTAATTGTCGAGCGCCGTATCGATAGCAGGCTTCACCGACTCATACACCTCGTCATGAGCGCTCATACCCACCGGCAGCGACCACTCAAAGTCTTGTTTCTCAATCACTATGTCCATAGAGTTAAGTGTTAAATGTTAAGTGTTAAGTGTTGGCGTTGGCATCGCCCGACACCTTCTTTGCATCCTTGTTCTCGTCGAGCGTAGTCAGCATCAGCATCGGCACGTCTACTGTAGCCCGCTCGTCCCACTCGTTGTAGTGCAGTATCACATGGTATGGCTTGCACATCACGTCGTGCCAAGGCTTCTCCAGAGCCTGCTTCAGCGTGAAGAGCTCGCGCTTGTCGCTGCCCGAGTTGTTCATCTGGCTCTTGCCCGGCGTAGCCCCCACAAGGTTAGGATGCACCCCATGGGCGAAGCACAGAGCGTTTGAAGCCTCGCTCATGTCATCGCTCCAGTTGCCGCCCTCCTTCTTGCCGGCATCGTTCAGGGGCACTATGCGCACCATGCGGTTCTCCTTGCCGTTAGGGTCTACGTAGTAGCCCGATATCATAGCCTTGCCGGCATTCTCTATGCCCGTCACGAAGTCTATGATGTTCTGCTTCTCTTGCTCCTTACGCTCACGGCGCTTGCGCTCGTCGCTTATGCACTCGTTGTCACACACATTGTCCCAGTAGTCGTCGTGCACCTCTATCTGCACCCTCGGAGCCGACGTGTTCTTTATCATGTAGCGTTTGCCGATGCCTATCAGCCGGTATATGTCAAACCACGCATCTCTGAATATCGACGAGTAGTAGGGCAGCGGATACACCTGGCAGCCCGGAGTCGCCATACGGCTCACGATAGCAAACTTGCGCTGCTTCGTCGGCTTCAGCTTCAGCCCCGTAGCAGGGTCTGGCTCCAGCCCCATGCGCACACGCAGGTCGCCCAGAGGGTCCCAGTAGTCAAGCAGCTCTATACACTCTATGTTCTGCTCGTTGAAGAAGCCCAGCCGCCAGTCGCCGTAGAACACATGCTCGGCATTGCCCGACCGGGTGCTGCCACCATACTCAAAGCGGCAGTACGCAGCATCCTTGTTGCGCACCTTCACAATCCTGCTGCCGTCGCGCGAGAGTATTATCACAGTCACCGAGAACGAGTAGAACTTCATGTCCGTGGCCTGCTCCAGGAACACCTCCTGCAGCGAGTTGCGCAGGCAGAAGTCGAGAATCTCCTTGTCGCTGACATCACTCTTGGTCTTGCGGTCAACGAAGCGCAGACCCTGGCCGTAGCACGAAGTGACGTTGAACTGCTGGCACTGGGCAGTCACCATATTGCTCATAATCTCTTTGCGCACACGGTAAGGCAGCTGGTCGTCGCCACCCCATTGCACATATTTGTATGCACGGCCACCCACCTTGATGTCGCGGATGCCCTGCGCCCCCGGCACATCCTCGTCGTCGAACACCTCGCACGAGTCGCCCCCATACTCCGAGTTCACCGAAGCCACAGCCCTCGAAGCCCCGAAGCCCGACGGCACGATATGATAGCGGCGGAAGCCCTCAGCATCTGGCTGGGCAGAAGTCGCCTGCAGAGTAGTATTACTGTTTGTCATAAGAACACACGTTTATTGTTAATATTGATTATGAATATCTGGGGCAGAGTGCGCAGCTCACGGTTCTTGGGGTTGCGCAGCCTTATGTAGCCGCCACGCCAGTTCACGTGATGCACCAGCCACCCCTTATAGTGCAGCACCTTGCCCGTGCCACCCTCCCACGCCGCCACGTCTACCAGCGTGCGGTGTTGGTAAGCCTGGTCTATCAGGCGCAGCATGTCGCTGAAATGAATTGCGCCCATATAGAATTTTGAATTTTGAATTTTGAGTTTTGAATTATCGGCAAAGCCGATTTTGAATTGTTCAATTTTGAATTATGAGTTTTGATTAAGCATTTCTCAATTCAAAAATGAAAAATTCAAAATGCGCATAGCGCACAATTCAAAACTCAAAATTCAAAACTCAAAATTATTCAAAAGTGTTGTCAAAAGTATTGTCAAAGATACGGCCCGAGCGCAGCACGTCAACGACGTTGTGGTTGCGCTGCGCATACTGGTACGTGAAGGTGAAGCGAGGCAGCTCCTCGTCGGCGTTGCTGTACTCCGACTTCGAGTCTGTTATCGTCACCTCCTTGCCCACGTTGGCGTGCCCGTCTTTGAAGTTCACCACGTGCACCTCTTGCGAGCGTAGCAGCTCGTCGGCCCAGTTGGCCATCGCGAACGTCATGATGCCCGTGTCTGCCTTGAACTGTCGGGTCTCCACGATGTTGTAGTTGCGGTTGTAGCGGCCTATGTAGCCGCTGTCACGCTTGTATGTCGGGGCCACCGTATGCGTACCCGTGCAGTAGAGCAGCTCCTCCACGCCGAACGAGTTCACGAATACCAGAACCGGGGCGCAGTCTGGCTCGTCAAAGTCGATTGCGAACCGGAAGCTGCGCTCCCCGGCCTGGACATCATAACATACCAGAACCTTGCCCTTAGCCACAAACTTGTCGGCCGATACGTCTATAGTAGTATACCTCTCATTGCCCGCCACCACATCAGCATCGAACGCCTTCGTCGAGCCGTCGTCGTATTCAGCCGTCACCTTAGCCGCCTCCGTGCCGATATAGTGCAGGTATTCCAGACGGTTCAGCGCCGTCATCTTCTCGCCCTCAAGCAGCGTCAGGAAGCGCTTCGCCATGAAGTCGGCGGCACCCATGCCTATGTCGGCTGCGCTATAGATTATGTCGGCGCTGATAGTCTTCGTGTCAGCAGCGTCAGAGCTGTCGGTCTGCTCCACTATCTTTATGCCGAGCGCTATCTTAAGGCTACGCCGGGCGTAAGGCCCCAGCAGACAGTCGAGTTCGCAGAGCTGTATCTTACCCCCTACGGGATACAGACGCTCGTTGTATATCTCCTCGCCGTCTACCGTCATCACCACGGCAGCACGAAAACCACCTATCGAGAACTCAACATCGGGGATGTTGGCCGAAAAGCACGTAGCAGGTATTGATTGAGTGACTGTTATCATTGTCTTTGTCTTTTTATTACACCACAAAGATAACAACTCGCACCCGAACCTAAGAATACAAAAAAAGCGGCGTGCCCTATTCGCATAGAACACGCCGCCAGACAATGTAAAAAAATGTACTATATGATATTACAATAATTGCAAGCTACTTTAACAGACCCTTGAAAGCCTTTTGTATGCCTGCACGTTTAACGTCATCAGAAGGATGACAATAAGTGTCCATCGTAATCTCAACACCGGCATGCCCGAGTATTGAAGACACTGTTTTCACATCGACACCTTTCTCTATCATCTGGGTAGCAAAGGTATGTCTCAAGCAATGGAAATTCAAATACGGAACTTTAGCCGCCTTGAGCATCTTCATATACCACATACGCAGCGTCCTTGGACTGGTTGGCTTACCAGTCAGCGTAGCTATAAAATATTCACCTGGGTATATTTTTGCATAAGCCTGAAGTATCTTGCGTAGCTTAGGTATCAACGGAATAAAGCGGTCTGAAGTAGCACTTTTCGGAGATTGCAGGCAGCGAGACATTACATATTCCTCGTCTGGACGGAGAAGCTTTTGGACTTCCTTGGTCACCGAAACACATGTGCGCTGTATGTGCATCAAGCCCTCGTCAATATCAATGTCAGAAAACTTCAGACCACACACTTCGCCTATTCTTAGACCCGTGAACATCGCCACAACAACGGCAAGCCCTCCCGGGCTTGGATTACCCTCGAATACCCTTATTATCCGCTCATACTCATCCACTGAGAATCTTTTCACACGTGGACGTGTAGCACCCTTTATACGTGAATTAGATACATTCTTTATCCTCCAGTCGATAGAAGGTAGATTGTCTATACATAGTTTTTTGTCAGCATAGCGCATCACCATCCTATAAACCATTAGCAAGTCACCCATGTAATTACTGCTCATGCCGGAATCACGTAGCCTATCGAAAATAGCCCTCATTGTGTCCTCGTCAAGAGCGCGGATGTCAGTATCATCAGCGATAAAACGAGAAAAAGTCTTGCGATCATTAAGGTAAGCGGCGACTGTTGTCTGTTTCACCTCTGCCTTATGCTCATCAAGCCAACTGTCATAAACCTCAAAAAAAGTCATATCTTGACCACCCCCTTTCATTTACATTGTTCAACAATAATATCGCCCGCCTCTGCCTTCACAACATCGCTAAACCCGAGAGCATCGTCACTCCGGTTTAGTAGAATATAGCGGGCCTTGACGGTACCCTCAAGTACGTCGCCATGGTAGACATACCCCATTATCCCACGTATGCTTAGGTTTAGTAGCAGCAAAGGGATGGCACGGTCGGACAGCTCCCATACACTAATCATGTGCTGTGAAGGATAATAGTCCCACGGTATGGCACGTCTGCATTGCTCCCACCATGCGCTTATTATAAGCCCCCCGGTGCCTGCTGTAGGCTCATGTATAGTACCCACGGTAGGTAATGCAATCTTTGCCACAATCTCGGAAACCTCCACTGGAGTGAAGTCTTGCTTCTGCTTCTTGCGTTGCGCAAACTCCTCTTCATACAGCTGTCTGAACCAGTCGAAGCTCATGTCGTAGCGATTGACAGAGAGCAGCTCTCTGTATATAGCATCGCGCCGCTCTCTGTCGCCCATGACGATATTCATAGCAGCCTGCGGAAGATCTATAATGTCTTCTACGTTGAATATTCTGCAACAATCGTCTTTGTTCATAATAATCTCAATTAACCCATATAATTCATGTCGCGCCAAATCTCCCATCGTAGCGAGCCGTCGGCAGCAGTCTTCAGCCGATAGCCCCTGCGCCGCATATATATCACGATCGTGTGCAGGTCTACCGGCATGATGCTGTCGAGCTCGGTAGCAATGTCGTCGGTAGTCTTATACTCCGACGCGAGCGGTACGCCCAGCTCGCTGTTGCCCGGATAGGCTGAGCGGGAGGCGAAATAAGCGTCGAGCAGCTCAAAAGTGAACTCGTCAATCTCTTGTGCCTGGTCTTTGGTCTTGTTCTTGTCTTCTTCTGTCATCACAGTGCGTTTTTAAGTTGTTGAAGTTGTCTACAAAGCTCATCGACGTTCTGCGCCATGTGCGCAAGGTCGCGCGCCTCAGGCAGCGAAGCCTCTATCGTGTCGTTGAGCAGATGGGTCACCACGTCGTGCAGCAGCTCGATTTTTTGCTCCAGAGACTCCTTGTCATTTAACCCTACGGGGATATTCTCAATTGCAATCATTCTTCGCCTCCTTTCTCTGCCAAAGTGTTGTTATATACGTCTGCCCAACCTATGCGGTCGCCGAAGAACGGCGTGGCAAACAGATGCATGTCCGGGTTGTCGTTGCGCAGGAATATACCCTGCACGGGTATAAAGCGGATGGTGGCCAGTCTGTCAAGACAATTGAAGGGTGCGACGGGGCCAACGCCGTTGTAGAGGATGAACTCATGCGCCACGTTCTTGGAGTCTTCGCAGCCCGGACTCATGCTTCTTGTCAGTTTCTCGATGGCGAAATAGTCGCACGAGTAGCTTAGCCTGGCTTCGAGTCTGTACAGCACCGTCTCGATGTCAGCCCTCAGTCTGTCGCCGTCGCATGTAGGGAACATGAGGCCGTTTAGGGCGCTGTTAAGCATATTGACCACCTGCTCCTCAAAACGAGTCTCAGTCTTACGGTCAGTCTTTACCACAACCATCGAGAACTGGTCGATGTAACGCTCTGCGTAGTCAGCTATCTCAGTTTTAGCCTTGCCCGTATTCATACCTCACCTCCTTTCTCCTCAGGATGCTCCACGTTGAGCTTATACACGTTGTAACCCGCCAGGGCTACACACAGAGCCGTCACGAGCAGGCTCACGCCACTCAGCGCAGCCCCCACCGTCATGAGGCCGAAAGCCCCGTACACACGCAGCCCCTCAAGCCGGGTCACCTCCATGCCGAACATATTTGTCATTACTTTGCTCTTTGCGTTGAGCCAAGCCTCGATCGAAGCCTTGCCGATGCCCAACGGGCGCAACTGAGCCGTGCGCTGAATTGATGCAGTTGTTTGCATAATTTTGTAGTTCTAGCCTTATCCCGGGAACCGCCCGGTACGGTTGACGTAGGGGTACGAAAAAAGCGGCTCGCACTTCCTCGTCTGCTAGAACTACAATGCTTTTCCGCCACAAAGGGCAATAAAAACACGTGGAAGGCGAACCGCCGTATTCTGTCAATCTGCATCTCCACACTATGCGGAGTGCTCCGCATAAACAAAGGGCGTACCCCGTGCAGATGCGACAAGTTATGGGCAAAAAAATAAGCCCACAACATCAAAAAATAGTTGGTCGGGCTTGAACATATATCCTCGCCCTTTGTTTATGCGGAGTGCTCCGCATTGTAATTCTAGCGATGGCAAAGGTATGCAATAAGATTGAAATGCGCAAGAGTTTCGCCGATTTTTTTTGAAAAATTCTGCTAAAATCTTCTGAATAGCTTAAAATGAGCGATTTATGAGTGTCTTTCCTCAATAGAGGTAATGACTTGGCAATAGTTTTAACTTCTACATTC